TCCACCGTTCTTCACTAAGTCGTCACCGACCAGAAAATATATTGGAGGTCATGGTGGCATATTGGTAACGCCATTTCAAGAGGTCGATGGTACGACCGACGATCCGTTTAATGTTAGCATGGCTTTCTCTGTCGCAGGCCACTATATTAACTTAGAAAACTTTACTAAAGATTTTGCTAACATGGTTTATCCACGATTGCATCATCTCACGGGCGCTGCTATAGATTACACGACGAGCGCCGAACCAGCTAACAACATTCTTTATAGAAGTTCTTTTGTAAAGAAAAGAAATCTAACCATACTTCCTTGCGACCAAGGCGGGTTTTACCCAAACTACGATTGGATATCGTCTGAAGACTCCACAAAGTATTTAGATCAATTTGGACGAGTAGATAAGAGCGTAATTAATTTAGATAACTTATTAAGCACTTCTTCATTGCTCGTAAGCAAAACTCACGATCCGTCAGGATCGACGTTCGTCGATGAGTTAATTGGATTTTCGCCTGAAAACCCGGGATTACCGCCAGGTCCAGCTTTTTCTAAATATTCAGCGACGTCTGGTAGCGTATCAGGTTCTCCACTGACAATCTTTCAAAGATTAAAGGATCCTTCTTCGGATCAAGTAACGTTTTTCGACATAAGTAACTTGTTTTATGGTAGTAGAATTCTACCTAAGTCATTTACACTTACTGATGCATCGTTAAGTGGTTCTGGCGGAAGAGTTTCAATAACGATAAAAGACGACGGAGCTGGCAACCTTTACAGGGCTGATTCCTTAACACCACACGCCAAGACTAATTCAGTAGGTAATATCTTTTATAGCGAAGGCGTCGTAGTAATAAAGAGTCCGCATCTATATTTCTTCGGCAAAGAAGGATACGAGATGTCTTTTAGAGGCGAGCAAAGGTTGCATTCGTCGAAGTACGAAATTTTAGCGCCGTCTGGTCTATTGAATTCTTCATCAAATTCCTCGTACGCATTGGTACAAAATTCGATCAGCGCGTCGAACGATCCTAACGACACCGAGACCTTCGTGTACATATCTAACGTTAATTTTCACGATGAAAATTTAAACGTCGTCGCCAAGGCGCAACTAGCGCAGCCAGCACTAAAGCGTGAAAGCGAAAAGATACTATTTAAGATAGCTTTCGATTTTTGACATGCCTCCTAAAAAGAAAAAAAGAAAGCGAAAAGGTCGCTATCAAAGAGGCATACATTTGTCTCCAATAGCAGGAGAATGTAAGTATCGTTCGGGTTGGGAACAAAAATACATGGTCTATCTCGACGACAATCCCGAAGTCGCCTCATGGTCGTACGAAAAGCTAGTCATTGAATACGTTTCTAACAAAAAAACGAAAAAGATTAGAAAGTATTACCCCGACTTCCAGATCGAATACAAAGACGGTCGAAAAGTCGTCGTAGAAATTAAACCTTCAAGAAAATTACAACAAGCGACCGTCGTAAAGAAGATTAGAGCCGCAAAAGAATGGTGCACAGAGCACGATATGATCTATAAAATATTGACGGAAATAGAATTAAAAGATATAGGTTTGCTTTAATTCAATTTTACTATAGTCATTCTGGCTTTAAGAATAACTGTATTGTGCGCAACTTAGTATTAGGATTGGACGTGTCGACGTCGATTACGGGCGTATGCATCGTAGATCCACAAGTAGAGGTTCCATCCGCGGGTTCTCACATAATCCACTTAGATCGTGTTGAATTTAAAAAATGTAAAACGTTGTGGGATAAAGCCGACGTAATTGCAAATGAACTTGCGAGTCTATTAAGCATGTATCCTGGCACATATCAGGTTGCACTTGAAGAACCTCTTTTAGGATTTAGAACAGGTATGTCTTCGGCTGCTACGATTACGACGTTGATGAGGTTCAACGGTATAGTTTCATATATCGCTAGAGAAGTATTCAAAATCGATCCAGAATATATCCCTGCTTCTTCTGCCAGAAAATTGTGTGGAATTAAAATGCAAAAAACCTCTGTGGCGGGAATGAACGGAAAAGAACAGGTGTTCAAATACATGTCAGAAAACGACTTAAAACATGTCGAATGGCCAAAGAAAAAGAACGGTTGCGCTGTCGATTGGAGTCGCGATGCAACTGATGCTTATGTCATTGCGAGAGCTGCTACTTTGCTTAAAAAATGAAAAAAGCAAAAGATTAGCGTTACTGTAGTAACTGGTGCTTTCTCTTACTGACAAGATAAAATTTTACGAATCAATTTTTGGTCGTGGTAGAATATCGAGCAATGGCAAAAATTTTGATGTTCGATGTCCTATTTGCTCGCCAAACGATGCTTCTAAAAAGAAGCTAGCGATTCGTACAGATGATGATGCGAATCATTGTTGGGTTTGTGGGTGGAAGGCTAGGAGCCTCGCGCCACTTTTAAAGAAGTATGGTTCGCAAGAACACCTCGCAGCGTATCGTGAATTCACAGGTAATAATCCTAAACCTATTACTGTCGAGATTGATTCACAACAAAAAATCGAGCTGCCCAAAGACTTTAGGTTACTCACACTCGCTAGTGATATAGATCCTGACGTAAAAGCAGCGTGGCGATACGTTTACTCTAGAGGGTTAACCGATCGCGATGCCTGGTATTTTAAGTTTGGCATTTCCGACGAGCCGAGATGGAAACGACGCGTTATTATGCCATCCTTCGATTGCGAAGGTAACTTAAATTATTTCGCGGCTCGCGCTATCGATAAGGACAAAAAACCAAAATACGATAATCCCGACGTGGACAAAAATCCAGTCGTCTTCAACGAGATTAACATAGATTGGTCAAAGAGAATTGTGCTTTGTGAAGGCCCGTTCGACCTCGTTAAATGTCCTGAAAATTCTACTGCGCTTTTGGGATCAGACCTCGACGAGCGCCACGAGATATTCAACAAAATTTTGCTGCATAACACGCCAGTTGCCCTTGCGCTTGATGGAGACATGTGGCATAAAAAGATGCCACGAATCGTCAAAAAGTTTCAAGAGTATAATATCGATATTGTCGTCGTCGATGTAAGACCGTGGGGAGACCCCGGTAGCATGACTAAAGCAGAATTTGAACGCGCCTTGATAGAAGCTAAACCCTTGACGTGGAATGATACCTTTTCTGATAGATTAAAGAAAGCGACGGAAATTAGCTTTAGATTATAATATTTAATAACGATGAAAAACGTTATTTACGCCAGTGTAATATCAGAAGCCCGCCTTCGAAAGATAATTCAAGAAGAATTACAAAGAAAATACCTAATCGAAGAAGGATTATGGGACGACGTAAAAGATGGCGTCAAAAAGTTGTCTAATTACGTTAGCGAAAAATTTAAGGCGGCCGCTAGTGAATGGGCCAGCACGATCAGTTCAAAAATAGAAGCGTTATCACAAAAGCCAGAAGAGCTAAATTTAGTCATGGCTGCTATCAAGCAAGGTATGGCGGAATCTGGCGATTCCTTACCTTTGGACGAAACGCTTAAGATGGCAAAGGAATTAACGAAGGATTCTGCTTTAGCCGCAATTCAAAGCGATCTAGAAGGTCCCGTAAAAGAAAAAGCAGAAAAACTTCAAACTGGCGCTGCGATTGGAGAAGCTTACTCTATCCTTGTTACAGACGAATACATCAAACAACAAAAAATCTTAAAGGAAATGGGTCCCGAAACCGTTCTTGGCTTCGGATTAGCTATCGTTGGTGGCTTACCTTTGTTGTTTAAAGGATTGTTGAAGTTGGCTAATTACCTCAACGCTCCAAAAGCAGCTGAGTTGTTTGAAAAAGCCGAACATGTCACTCATGCTATTGAGGAAAAAGTCATAGACTACATCGTCCCCGATACGTTGTCATACCAGATTTATAAGTTCTTGAACAGCAAAGGTTATCACGTAACAAAGAACAAAAAGTTATTGACTTACGAACAATATAAAAGCGATTCTGATAAGTCAAACGCAAGAAAAAAGACCGATGGACTTGTTTATAAAGCGATGTTAATTTATTTTGCTATCAACGGTTTAGTTGGAGTATTGAAGGCAGGAGCTTCTCTTTTAGGATTCGTCGAAGGTGGAGCTACAGCCGTAAAGGGCGTCGAATTAGCCCGAGGTGCAGAAGAAGTCGCAAATATTGTTAGAGCTGCCGAAGTTGGCGCTGTAACTGCAGCTGCGACAAGAGCTGCAAGTTCGGTATAATTTGAACATCTAAATAAGATAGATGTATCATATTATTGATGGTTAAAATTGCCCACACCGCCGACATTCATTGGCGTGGTC